GGGGCCTGGTGCAGGTTTCTTTTGTTATAAAAGTCTTTTATCAGCTTCTGAAAACTGGCTGCGCCAGAAAGACCTTGATGGTCCTTTACAACAGTGCTGAACGGACTGGTAGAGCAGTGACTGGAAATCCCAAAGACAGTCACCTCACGGTCCGCGCGAGCCAATTCCTCCTTTCTTTTCTTCTCCCACGCGTCGGCGAGGCACTTCAAAGTCAGTGTTTCCTCGCGTGGTTTTTTCGGCTCGAGAGTACGTATCGATGCGCGCACCGATAACTCCCCACACTTGACAGCCTTTATCTTCTTCCTTTTGCTTGCGTTCCTTGCGTTCAGGGCTTTTGCTTCCAGGAAGATTTGGGACTGCCGAATGGCCCTAACCCGGTCACGGATTACCTCAGCCTCTTCTACTATTGTCATGTCGTAATCATCGGGCAATGATACGGTAGGGAAGAGGTTGGTGTCCATCGGCGCTCTCGAAGTCGGACGGGAAGCCAGGGCGTCTTTTATTTTCTTGTCCTTCACAAGGGCTCGTCGATAGTCACGAGGGATACGGTGCACTATCTTCTGTGATGCCTTCGCTAAACGCGAGACATTACTTCGGACAATGGCCACAAACCCCGCTTTCGTCGACGAGGATTCCCTTGCAAATCCTATAACGTCCTGGACCTCCGCTCCCATCCATAGAGCGGACACATTTGTTTTCTTTTGAAGAGTGCACCTATCAAAACAGGTGGAGTTAATCTCGGCGGTCACCGGGCTCGAAAGGGTCTTGCTCCAGTTGGATTTTAAGCCAACTTTTGCGCCCTCCCGGAATATACCGCCCGCGAGATCTCCGCTGCTGGTGCTCTTCGTTAATAAATCATCACCGTTAATCAAGCACGGGTGCTTGCGCCACTCTTTCACGGTGATGTCCCTTCTCTCAAGCAGGGAACTGAGGGCGAGGTCGACGACGGTTTTGTTGATCAGGCACAGTAACGGAAAGCTCATGGGGCTACCCATGGGCTGACCGCTCGTAGCGGACACGTAGGTCCCTTCACTGTCAAGCCACAGCTTAAGATCGCCTACTACTCTTAAGCACCTGATCTCCTCTTCTGTCAACCCCTCAGCTCTTTCTATCAAGATTTCGATAGCTCTCCGTACGTACGCTATCTTAATTTTGTCAGTTGCCTGTTCGTAGTCGAAAGACAACCATTGCTTTCCCTCGGCCGCTTGGTCGAGGTGGAGAAGCCGCTCACGGGTCGGGCTACCCACAAGAAGCCATCCCTTCCTTTGAATCGAACTGTACAGCGCGCGGTGAAGCGGGGTTAGTACGGATACGTTGTGACCAGAGAACAGGGTCACTATCCTAAACTTTCCCGCGCTTATCACACCTGTGGGCTCGCACCGGTCCGAGAATTCCTCCTCGTTCCAGTTCCCACCAACGCACCGGCTGTTGTTGAGCGTGGCGTGCCCATTAGGGACATAAGGCCGCCATGCCGCAGAACGATTCCATCCCTTTTCAACGTTAGAGCGGAAAGCCTTAACGAACCTTTCCAAGTGCTCCTCGTCTACTTCTTGAGGGGATAACCTTTCTTTTGTCCAATTATCCATCCTGTCGCTTTGCAGGTTTTCGCAAAACTCACAGGTTCTTTTCTCCACCTTTGCGGCGGATTTGATGGACAGCGTGTCAGCTAAGGTAAGCTGTGAACCGCTGAACATTGACTTCACCGCGTCTCGGAGAGAGCCGCAGGGAATATGGTCCGGTACCGACTGGGTCGGCTTCAAAGACCGATCTACCCCTAGGAGTTTCACAATCTTTTGCACTTTCCGTTTGTTGCTCCTGAGGTCAGCGCACTCCTCGAGCACCCGTTCGTCCTCCAGTGATTTATCACCGAGGCAAGCGAACGTATTTCCCTTTGTCTTTTCTTTTTCCCGGCGGACACCACGAGAGATGAATCCCGAGATGGCCGGGCATGGGTTCGGGTCAACCCAGCAAGGTTCCGAGGGTAAATTTTGA